CATTTTTATTTATATAATTTGATAATTATAAAAATATTAAAAGTTTTATTTAACTATTATTTTATATTAATTATACATAATATCTCTATATTTATTATCATTTGATAATTCTAAATTTAATTTATTAATATCTCTCATTGTAAATTTATTATTTAAATTTATATTATCCATATATTTATCCACAATCGCTAATTCAAATATTTTTGATAAATCTGTATTTATTTTACGTATACCTTTTTCATTTGAATTATGATTTAATATATATTTTATTACATCATATTCAATATCTATTTCCATATTATATTCTTTTTTTAATTTTGGTATAATATAATTATTTGCTATTATTTCTTTCTCTTTCATAGAATATCCATCAATATTTATAACATGAAATCTATCTCTTAAATATTCATTAACTCCTTCTAGAGAATTTACACATATTATCATTGTCGTTTCTGATAAATCTAAATAAAAATCACCAAAATAAGCATCTCTAAATTTATTATTTTGTAATGGATCAAACATTCCTAACATGTTTTTTTGAACCTTTTCTCCACATTTATCTAACTCATCAAATATTATTATTCCGTTTTTACATTTATTATTTATTAAAGATGAACTTAAACTACCATAAATTGAACCTTCAAATGTATATGAATGACCTAATAATATACTTGAATCATTTATATTCGCCATACTTATATAACTATGAGGTAAATCTATAGCTTCAGATAATGCTTGAACGATTGAAGTTTTACCTACACCTGGAGGACCACATAAACATAAATATTTTTTATTTACTGATTCAGAATTATTTAATTTTAAACAAAAATAACTTAGAATTGAATTTTTTATATTATCTAATCCATATAATTTATTATTTAATTTATTGTAAATATTTTTAATAACATCTCTTTTACTTTCATCATTTGTTAATTTATCTAAACAACACTCTTTTTTATTATAAGGCAATTTTAAAATATCATTTACAAATCCTTGTAATTTATTATTACTACCAGAATGTAATCTTAATAATAAATTATTTAATCTCTTTTTTAATTCTTCTGGTATCTCTTTTTTATTTATTTTTTTATTTAATTCTTCATTATCATCTAATATTATATCCTCTTTATTTTCCATTATATTTTTTATTTCTACTCTTATTTTTTCAGCTTGATCAGATAAATATTCATCTTCACTTGAATATTTCATATACTTTTTTAATAATCTTATTTTTTTTTCATCATTAAAATCTTTATTTAATAATATCTCAGATAAATTAGGACGAGATTTTGTGTCTTTTATTACTAACTTTTTAAAAACATCCCTTATTTTATCAGTTATTAAAGTATTTTCTTTGTTCTTTTTTTTATATTTTTTATTTATTTCATTATTTACTAAACTTTCTCCTGTTACTCTAAAAGGAGTTTTTATTGAATTGTATTCAGTTATATCATTAAACCTTCTATCTAAATCATCTATCTCATCATATTTTAAATTATTACTTTTTTTATTTTTAATATTATTATTATTATTATCTTTTTTATTATTATTATTATTTTTATTATTATTATTATTATTATTATTATTATTTTCTTTATTTTCATCTGATTTATTTATTTTATTATTTTCATTTAATTCGTTTAATTCGTTTAATTCGTTTAATTCGTTTAATTTATTTCTACTATTTTTTTTATTTTTTTTATTTTTTTGTTGTAATATATTATCAAATACTTTTTTTTCATTATTTAAAATTATATTATCTTTAATTTCTGTTATCTGTATTGTAGGAATTATTTCTCCACATTCATCTTCAAAAAATAAATCATAGAATCCAAAATAATCTTCTAATTTATTTATTTCATTTTCTTTTTTATTGACTATATTTTTATTAATTGGATCTTTATTTTCTAAATAATAAATATAGTCTTCCTTGAGTTCTCTTTTAATATCTTTTTTTTGTTTCTTTTTATTTTTTATATTTTTATTTTTAATATTTTTATTATTTTTTGTATCGTTATCACTTTTAAAAGAAGAACTATTATTGTTTTGGAACGGGTTACTATTTTTATTGCTAAGATCCATATACTAAAATTAATTTATATAAAAAATAAGTTTAGTGATTAATTAAATGGTAAACATTTTCATTACCATAAATATGTTAAATAAAATAAAATATATTAAAAAAAAAAACTGGTATAATTTTTTAATTATCATATTCTACAACCATTCTATCATATTGATACTTTTTTAAACATTCTAAATTATTATCAGTTATTTCTAAATTATTATGTTTAATACAAAAATTTCTCCACTTTTTATTATTATTATTATTATTATTATTATTATTAGTTTTTATATTAGTATTATTATTATTAGTATTAGTTTTAATATCATTAGTATTGTTATTTTCTATACTTGATTCACTATCGCTACTTGTTCTAAATTTTATATTTTCTAAAAATTTTAATTTTTTTACTTGTTCGCTTTTATTATTCATAATGTAATATTAATATTAATATTATTATATAATATTTTTAAATTATCTATTAAATCTGTGTAATTCATATTGTAATGCATCAGAATTTTTAAATAAAATATTAAAATTTAAATTTTCTTCCTCTGATAATCCATTTATAATTTCATAATTAATTGGTATAATTTCTTTTCCATTTTCAATATCAATAGAAAGAAGTTTATTTTCATTATCATCATTATTATTATTATTATTATTATTATTATTATTATTATTATTATTATTATTTTTAGTATAAAAATTTGTGTTAATATTTTTATTACTACTATATAATCTTCTAAGAACTCTTTTTTGTTCTAATTCTTTTTTAGTAATAATAGAAATGTTATTATTTCCCATTTCTAAATCTAACATTTCTTTACAAATTTCTTTTGTAAAATTTTTTGCATTTTCCTCATTATCATTTCTAAAAATTAATTCCCATTCAATTTTATTAATTATTTGTTTATATTTATTTTTTGAATTTATATGTGATGCTAATTTTTCTGCAGGATTATAATAATAAAATGTTATTATTTCTCCTAAACCAATTATTCCTGATAATATAATAAGAACAATATTTGTAGCAATATTATTAGCAATTTCTCCTAAAATCAAAGAACTTAAAATAGCGTTTAAAAAAATAACACTAATTCCAATTATAGTTCCAATATTTAAAATTTTTTTATAATATATAATATTAATATTATGAGCCTTTTCATATTTTTCACAAGAAGATACATTTTCTTTTAATATAATATTAACTTTATTTTTCCAATTTTCTGTCATAGTAATTATATTAGAAGATATTATTTTATATTTTATTCTTTTTTAACATTAATTTTATAACTTTATCAAAACTTTCAATATCAACAGGTTTTGATAAAAATGCATCCATTTTAGCATTAAAACATCTTTGTTTTATATCATCAGATATTCCTGCAGTAACAGCAACTATAAATGTTTCATCATCTGATTTATTTTTTTTATATTTTTCAACAACAGTTATTCCATCTATAACGGGTATTTTTATATCCATTAGTACTAAATTATATTTATTATTTTCCATTTTATATAATGCTTCTCCTCCATCTTCTGCATTATCAATATTTGTTATTTGTTTAAATTTTAGTATATGTTCCATACATTTTTGATTTTGTTTATTATCTTCAACAACAAGAACTTTAATATTAGAATAATCTATTATTTCATGATTATATGTATTTAATTTTAATTTTTTATCTTCTATAAATACTTCATTTTCAATTCCTTTTGTTTTAAATTTATTAATTGTATACAATATACTTAATATATTTAATATTTTTTCTTGTGTTATAGGTTTTATTATTTTATAATCATGTAAAATATTATTTTCTAAAGAATTATTATTATCTTCTTTTTCATCATTAACTATTAATATTTTTGTTATTTCATTATTAGTATTATTTATTTCAATAATATTTTTTTCATCCAAATTAGAATTATTAATAAAAATAAAATTTATAAAATTATCATTATTAATATATTCTTTTATCTCTGTTGTTGATAAAACTAATACAGGATTTATTTTAAAACAAGAAAATAACTTTATTAACTCTAATCTCTCGTCTAAACTTGTACTTAATATTAAAGCTTTATTATTATAAAAATAATCTTTAACTATATCTTCATTTGTATTATTTTTAAAAATATCAAAATTTATTGTTATATTCATTATAGTTCCTTGTTCTTTTTTATTATTTTCAATCCATATTTTACCATTCATTAAACTTATAATATGTTTAGCAATTGCTAATCCAACTCCTAAACCATCTTTTTCAGATAAATAATTATTTTCTATTTTTACAAAATAATCAAATACTTTATCTATTTTATCACTACTTATTCCAATACCTGTATCAATTACTTTAAATAAAATTTTACAATTACCATTTTTTTTATCTTCATCTATACATTCAACTATTAATTTTACATATCCTTCTTTAGTATATTTTATTGAATTTGATAATATATTTATAAGTACTTGTTTTAATCTTGTATTATCTGATATTATCATATCTGGTATATTATCATCCATTTTAAAAGATATATCGATTTTTTTATCTTTAACTTCACTTTCCATTATCATAAATAAAGTTTTAATAGTTTTAAATAAAGAAATTGGTTCATATTTTAATTTCATTTTATTTGTTATTACTTTTGAATAATCTAACATATTATTTAATATACCCATTAATTCTAATCCTGATAATCTTATTATTTGTAAATATTTATTATTTTCTGGATTTTCATTTCTTTTTTTTATTATTAAATCAGTCATTGTTATTATTGCATTTAAAGGAGTTCTAACTTCATGACTCATATTCATAATAAAATGCATTTTTCTTTCATCAATATTTGAAATTTTATTTTTATACAAAAATATAATATTTAACATTTTTATATAATCATCTATTTCAAATTCATTTTCTATTTTACCATTTTTTTGAAAAAAAATAATATATTTATTGTTATTTTCATATGAAAAATAATAATTTTTTTCTAATTCATAATTATCATTAAATAATTTAATAAATTCATATTCATTTTTATCTTCTTTTTTAAAACTAATTATCTTATTAAATTCTAGATTTTTATCAAATTTTATTTTATTTGGAAATTCTATATTTAAATTATTAAAAATTACAAAATTATTACAATCATAAAAAAATTTATCATCTTCTTGTTCAAATTCTATTTCTAAAAGTCCTACACAATTAAATTTACTATATTCACATATTTTTTCAACTATATTTTTAATTAACTCTTTTGTATTTTTATCATATTCTTCCATCAAATATTCAAATAAATCAATAAAAAAACTCATTATCAATTTTGTTATAATAAATAATAATATTTTATTTTATTCATTTTTACTTATTTTTACTTATTTTTATTTATTTTTATTTATTTTTATTTATTTTTATTTATTTTTATTTATTTTTATTTATT